GATACTTCAGATTACAACAAATATATGGATTTTATAGTTAATACGCAACAGCAAAATATCGTACAACAAACTATAAATCAATATATTATATATAAATATAGTTTATAAAAGCACAATAAAAAGCCATAAAGCCCAATCATTTTTTTTATGAGTTGAAAATCAAAAAACATACAAACGTCTAACCCACACCTTTAAAATAATCCATTTTTCGCTTAAAGATTAAAAATAGTTAATAATCAACGGATTACCTATTTTTTTCAAGCATTTACGACCATATTTTTTTCAGTTTTCCAGCGCTCAAAAAAATGATTGCCTATTTACCAAGCATTTACAGCCTTTTTCACCCGCACTTTGTGCGGAACTAGCGAAGCGTACCCCCCACCGCGCTATCGAAAAAATCATTACCCACCCCCAAAAAGCAGCGGAATATGTAACTTATTATTACCAAGCGGACGGTATGCCGCAAACTAGGACAAAAAAACCGCACATCATATGATGCACGGTAATGAGATATACACTTCGGTAATCTCTACAACGCGGAAGTAACAAACAGGTTGATATGAGTATGTGGAAATTTCTCACAACCGATACACAAGGTATCAAACGCATCGGAGCCATCGGTACGCCCTTCAAGCCGGTCCTCCTCCGTTTCCGCCAGCTTCTCACCCCGTTTGTCCTTGCCCCCATTGTACACACCTGCCGTCTGGATGGATATCAGCAGATCTTCATTATTCTGCTCGTTAAAGAAAGGTATAAGATTCGCCTGTCCGGACAACATACGGTTGACCAGCAGATATTTCTCAATGTGACTCATAGGCTTGCCTATATACACTTCATCCACCTGCCAGCCACGCTTGCGGAACTCATGCGCAATAACCCACCTGAAATCCTGATCATTGACTGCATAATTGGAACCCAATGCCGTACTGTCATAGTAGAACACCACCTTCTTACGCTTGTGATGCCGGTAATAAGTACAAAAATCATCCACCAGTTCAGGCAACTTACGCTCGTACTTTACAAAGAAGGACTTGAGCACTCTCAGCTTGCGCCCCTGCGGCTGTCCTGCCACCAGCCAGTTGATATTCGCATTGTAATCGAAAGCTATGCAGATGGGCATTTGAGTCTCCACATCGGCATCAGCCAACGAAGTGGGAACCTTGAGCTTGTCAAACTTGTACTCCAAACTGTCAAGGTAGGAAAAGTTGGTAGCACTGTACTTGTGACCGGAACGCAACGAAGAATAGAATCCGTCACGGGTGATGCCTATGCGCTTGCACAGGATAGCCGTCATGAAGGTCAACGGAGGCAGGTCACGTTTCATGTCATTAACCCACTTCTCACCCAACACCTGCATGTTCCAGATACTTGAATATTCCTTGTACATGACCGCCACGGAACGCATCCGGCACAGATCACGTGAAAGAGTACGGAGATAAGAACGCAGATAAGCAGGTATCTCCTTACCTGCCGCAACCAGCTTCTTGATTTTATCTTTGGTCTTCCATATTTCAAAAACAGCGCCCTGTATCACCTCAATCAGTTCGGGATCACACTTCTTCTCATAATCCAGGAACCAAGACCCTTTTTTAGTGACCGGCATATCAGAGGAGATCAACATGCCATGGTGAAAAAAGTGATGCCCGAAGTGCTGCTTGTTACCACGATTGGCCGGAAGTGTCTCATCCTTCAGCTGTTCGAAGTCAATAAACTTGGCTTCGTCAATATCCAGTGCGTCATAAGAATGCGAGTTGGATGTACCGCTCCGGTCCTGAGAAATGATATAGCCGATTGATCCGTTATACAAGGATAGAATATTCTCCCAGTTATCGGGTTCAAAAATAGGCTCACCCCACCCCCATGACTTCGGCGGCTTGCGACCGACACACCAATGCAGGTCACGCTTAAATCCCCAGTTCTCCCAATGTATCAGCATGGAGGGCAACGTATTAGTCAAGACACGCTTGCAGTTGGCACCGACAAATCCTGTAATGGAACCGGGCATACGCTGCATGTTGCGCAAATTCCATGCCGCATGAATCAATCCTTTCCCGATACCACGACCACCCACAATCACCGAATCTTTGGCCGCCGTGTACATCACTTCCTGCTGAGGGTCATTAAAGTATTGTTTCATTATTCTTTCGGTTTAGGATTAAAGATATCATCTTCATTGAACTCAACCTCTTCAAAGTCCACATCCTCAATATCGTCAGACCAATATTGTTGAATCTTTGATTTAATTCTATCCCGGACATTAGGAATAGGCTTGATGCCAAGCACGGTCGGATCATCCGTCGGCTCGAAAGGCTGCACTATAATCTTATCATAACCTTTGTCCAAGATGTCTTCTTTATCCAACTGGGTGTATTTGCCATAATAATTGGCGGCAGCCCCCATGGCGCGCGCATCCTTGATACGCCGGGCCATTTCGAAAGTCTCATCAATCATCTGGCAGAACTTGTAGCGATGGTAATCCTTGGTTGTCTTGGCCAGATCACCCAACAGACGCTTGATAATGCGTACATCATCGTATGCGGAAGATTTGCTGATCTTGTAGCGATACTCCAGTTCCTGCACAATCTCCAAATCTTTTTTGCGCGGGAACTGTAACCAGTAATTATACATATCCCGGAGCCGGATCAACCGCTGTTGAATCAGTTCGGGAATGCCGTCAGCCGCCATCTCGTTGACATCGGCGAACAGATATTTCTCACATACTTCTATCGTAGCAGGTACAGGCATAGTTATTACAGATCTTCATCAGCGTCCATATTCAACAGATAACCGTTTGTCAACGACACCGCCAACGGACTGCCCACATTCGCCAGTTCGATCTCCTGTCTACGCAGTTTCAGTGCAGTGGATGCTTTGGCGTAATAATACGCCCTGGAAACAGGCGAATTACGGTCAAGGATATCCAGACGCAACGTGTCCGCATCCACATCAAGCAGCACTGCCATATCGGATATAGGGGTCAGCAGAGCCGCCAGCTCGCTGATCCGATCAAGTTGTTCCGTTGAATAGACCATCCAGTTGTATAGCGTTAGTATTAATAATATGAGCGTAACGCTCTCTCAGTTGTATAAAAACAGCGGGATCGGTTGTGATGATTCCGCTCTCGACACGATTGCCCCTTGTCTGATTCTGTGAGGTGCATATCGACACCTGCCACCTTGCATTTTGAATGAGAATCACTTTTGAATGATTTTCAGACAAGTACACTTCATCGAACACATTGGCTATGAAAGTATAAAGATTGACCGTCTTACGGGATGCTTTCAAGTCCGCCAACATGGTAGCCCGGATAAGCTGACCGCGCCGCTTCAAGCGATAGATCCGGCGGAGAAACTCTTCGGAAGTGGAAAAGGTGGAGATGTAAATCTCCGCCGGACCAGTCTCGCTCAGAATCATCTCGATGATGTCGAATAGCTGCACACGGTTATCCAAATACGCTTGCAAGGGTGCTTCGGACAGTGACCGCAACAATTGCCTAACCTTTTTCATCGGTTGAGATGGTCACTCCCACCGCCGCCAGTTCCGCTGCCTGTGTCTCATCCACCACATTACCGGTAGCAATCAGGAAGTCATACCGCTGCTGTACCTTCTGCAACAAGGCAGTAAACTTGCCGGCATCTGTATCCTTCAACTCCGCCAGCTTCTTCTTGTTATCAGACAGATACTTGCGTGCCGCACCCACTTTTTTAGCGATTTCAGCCGGGTCCAGACCGGAAGCATCTTCCGTCTTCGTCACCGGATCACCAGGCTTATAATCATCGTATGCCTGCAGGTTGGCACGATACTTCTTGTCCGCTTCATCAAGCAGCTTCAGGTATTCGTAACGGTCACAAGCCGGCGCCGACTCCATGCCCTTCAGCTGCTCAAACAACTCTTTGATCTTAAACCATAACGCCCCGTTATCCGTCCACAGACGTTGAATCTCAGGGGGAAGGCGGTCATGATCCATACGCCTGCCTTTGGCGACATTCGCCTCCGGGAACTCATCATCCACATCCAGTACCGGAACACCTCCGTCTATGATCCGTTGTGCGGAAGGTATGACCGTGATATTCATCCGTGCGATATCAGATACGGTTTTTCCATCCAAACGGATTTTCAAGTGCTTGCGCAATTCGTACTCCACCTTATCGGCAAACTTTTCCGGCTTGCGGATTACATTCTGAAACAAAATCTTATTACGGTTCAAGGACAACAACAGAGTGGCACCCGCCACCACATCACGCTCAGAAGGCGGTGTATCCAGATAGTCCTGTATTTTATGAGTCAATTTCTCATCCATATATTAAAATATTAAAAAAGTGGCGGCATAGACCAGCCACACCACCACTCCGATTTATAAACTTAAAGAATCAAGGCTCATCCAAAGAAGAATCGCTCCATGCGGAACCGTCCGCACCGGAGATATCCCCATCCTCCGTTTCAATTTTACCCGGATAGAAGGGAGCCGGGCACACATCGGTCGCTTCTATCTCAAGCGTGGTACCGGCCTCTCCGGTTACTCCCTCGCCCAATGCCTGGGCGGGCTTGGTCACTGTCTCGAACTCCTCACACCCCATCACACGGAACTTGCCGTTGCGCTGCTGTACAAGATAGACCAGATCATCGGCCATCGCCTGACGGCAGAAACCCGCCGCATCTTCTTCAGTACCCGGATGCTTGATCGTGCATTTGTTCAGACATGTGACACTCGGACGCTCTCCCTGCACCTCGGTAGTCACATTAGATTTGGCGGACAAGGAATTAAGCGTTAGCCACTTCTTATCCGACGCCATCGTAAAATTACCCTTGTAGGTGGCCAGTTCACCCATTTTTTTCGCCTCACCCAACTTGGGAAGCGTAGGCCAGGCCGCAATATTGGATTTCTTCTGAAAGAAAACCTTCGGACGGATGCCCGGAAGCACCGTCTGACCGTCACACCAGTTCAGTGACTGGTACATATCCGCTGTCGTACAATCTGTTGCCATATCACCTCCTTTTTTTAAATCGGGGTCGTACCATCAATGGATGCCACCAGCAGACGCTCCTTGGACAAACTCTCGAACTCCACACCGAAAAACATCGTCGCGATGAACTGGAGCACAAATGCCTTGAAGCGTGCCACCTCCACGTTCTCCTCCTCACCGGTCTGATTAACACCCACCAGCATGTTACGCTTGACCGTCATGTGGATGAACGGACTGTTCTTCTTATTCGCCAACGGCACAATATTCACATTGTCAAACCCTTCGACATAGTACTGCTTGTATTCACGGTTGTACGGAATTGCTCCTGTAGTGCTCTTGTAGTCCTCACAATAGTCGAAAAGCACATGTTTCGGAACAAACAGCTTGACCGAAGACTCCTCGGTCAGCATATCGTCAGCCGCCATGCAGACCGCTTTGAGCGTATCGACGGCATTTTCTTTGGTAATCGCCTCAATGACCTTGTAGTTGCCTAACTCTTCAGAAAGTTTTTTGCCATCCAGCTCTTTTTTAGTAATGGTGTCAAAGCCATTGAACAGATCCTTGGAAGTCTCACCCGAATCATTACGGACCGCATTCCACAGTACCATATTCAGGTTCTTGCCCAACTGGGCGGTCAGATACGCCAGCACCTTACGGGTGATCTCGGTATTCTTCAACGCCTCGCCCTTGGTAATGTCGGAACCCCACATGGACTGATAAATCTTGTTCGGTGAGAAATTACGCACGACAGAACCGAAGTAGGTATACAGGGTGCGCGGATTGATCACCACCTCACTGTTATCCTCACGGGTTTCGGAGTACGGTCCGAACTGCATGTCACCCGACAGTTCACCCACAGTCTCGGCATAACGGATGCCTGGACGCAGAGTCATGTGCTGCAAAGAACGTGACAGCCCCAATACAGGCATCTGCAACAACTCCTTACGGTACTTGCGAGCACTCTTCTGAAGGTCCTCGCTGGTAATATTCACGCTAACTTGTGCCATATCAAATATAGTCTTTAACTTCGTCATACATGGATGCAGCGGACACCGCATCATTTTTTTCGTCTTCTTTCACACTCGTGGTGGTAGTGTCACCATCGGATTTTTGCAGGTTCTTGATCTGCTCGTCACGCTGTCTGACCAGATCCTTCTGTTCGCCGACCTCCGTCTCCAGCGCATCCAGCCGGTCATTGACAGCCTTAACCTGTTCCTCGGTGAGTATTACCTTGCCATCCGAGTCCTCCACCCCCTCCACATTCAGAAGGGTGTTGATTTTGGTGTAATCTTTTTTCATTTCGGAAACAATAGAAGGGGCGGACTGTTTTTCTTTGGATGAAAACAATCCGTCCAGTTTAGTTAATATTTTGTTTAGTAATTTATGACTATCAGCCGTATCCCGCTCACTCCCGGACGCAACCGGCAAAGGGGACAACCCCAGCATATTGACCTTGCCTTCGTAAGCGGCAAGATTGAGCTTATCCTCATCGCCCTCGATGATCTCGTCCACAAAGCCATACTCCAACGCCTCTTGTGCGGTCAGCCATCTGCCCGCCTTCAGAACATCAAGAATATCATCTACCTTTTTGTTGCACTTGGCCGCATACATGTTCGCCAGTACCAGATCGAACTTGTCGTTCTGCAGCTTGTTCTCCTTCAGCTCATCGATGAGCTGTTGGATCTGGTCAGCGTTATACTGCCCCCAGGCATCCACCCAGTTACTCACCTTGTGCACCAGGAACAGACAATATCTGGAAATGCACACCTTTTTCGCACCCAGTGCGGCAATAGTAGCCGAACTTGCCACCAGCCCATACAGGTAGGCGGTCACGTCTCCATGATCAACAAACTGCTGACGGATATCCAACCCGTCATCAACCGCACCTCCCAAAGAGGAGATGCGGACATTGACAGGCTTGCCTTTCAAGCCTGCCAGCTGATTGCGGACATACTGTTTGGAGTAGCCCCAACGGCCAATGTAGTCATCTATGTTCAGGTTATAGGTCATATCACATTTTTGATTGCAATATTACACTATACCTTATATATATAAAAATACCTAATCTATGATACGAAGCAAGGGCAGAATGCCTGTATAGGTGGCCACCATGGCACTTCCACACCTGGAAGAGAGGGTATCGGGTATAGTATCTGTGGAGGTAATGAGGGAATACGGGCGGTCACCTGAACCCAGCATAAAATATTCTCCGGACACAGTCCGAAGCCGGAAGCACAGCTTCTTGTTGCCCACCTCGAACCGTTCAGGCAGGAAAACCGCCAGCTTAGATACGAAAACACGCTGTTTGTTCTCGATTTTGTCGCTAACTTCGACCGAAGCCAGTCCGACCATGGGTAACCGCGTAAAGTTTGCGGCCGGTGGAACCAAGGCAAATTGTTTTTTTACAACTGTCATGGCGGTCAGTTCTCGGACTTCACAGTACTCCACGCGGCTGATGTAGTGAATTTCGCTCATAATTGTTCGGTGTTGTTCGCAGTTGTTCGGTGTTGTACAAAAACAGGGGTCTTATCCTCTCTTTTTCTTGTTAAAGAACCTAAAAACAAGCCTTTCCGGTTATAGGCATTGCGCATCCGATAGTATTTCTGCCGGACTGTCTCTATGTAGTCAATGTCAATGCCATGCATCTCGCACCAAGCCGCAATTGTCTTGTTCAGCCCCACAGAACTGCTGGTCATATCTCCCAGTTCAGACCAAAGATTGCGCCGGAACAGGTCTTCGATGGATTCAACCACCGCCTCTTTGGCCAACGGACCCAGGTAATTGTACACTGCCGGATCTTTCGCCTTGGAATCAGGGATCACAATCGCGACCGTATCATCGGACGGCATTTCGGGTAACTTGTCCGGTGGCAGCTTCTGCAGAAAGCGCCGTATAACCGAGTTCTCATTGCTCTGTGCCGGAAAACGCACCGGATTGCCCAGCGAATGTGTCAACCACTGAGCCAGGTAATGCTCCAGTTTAATATAAAACACGAAATCTTTCATAATCAAAAGTTTATCTACAAAGATACACATTTTCAGCTGTACATAAAAAAGAATAATCTGAAAAATGCGCTTGGAAAAGTACCCTGGGGCAGGATTTCTTGTATTTTAACAACACGCGTGCATTTGCCCATGAATATATATCGGTACGTTTTTGTTGTATCTTCGGTATAGTTTGATTTGCCCAGAAATTTATGCGTTTTTGCAACCCTGCATTTTTCAACAACAACACTCTGTAAACCATTATATTACGAAGACACAAAAACAAAAAAGCATTTTGCAACCGGGTACATAACTTTGTAATCTTGCATCTTTGCGCCAACCTAATTTAAGCGGTTGCAAACTACAAAAACTTTGCAACCGATCCGCAACCGTTTTTGTAGCCGACTTGAAACCGACATAACCCCCTATTTCTTAATTATTTATCTTTCCTTTCCTATTTTGGGTACAAAGTTGCAAAGTTTTAGTACAAAAAAGGAAAAGAGGACGGAGAAACAGCAATCAACCGCCGTCATCGGTTGAAAAATGCAAAGGAACGGTCGGTTATGTATCTTTACATGATGCAGGAAGAATAGAAAAAG